CCCGGCTATCGGTCGAACAGATCCAGGACCAGACAAAGGCCATGTATGACGAGATTCAGGCGGCGCAGAGCGCATCCGCCAAGGAACTGCTACAGGCCAACGTGGAGGAGATGAAGCGGCTGGCGCAGGAAGGCGCGAATATCCTGGCCGAAGCGTGGAAAAAATATTACCTTGGCGGCAAGGACGCCATCACCGCGCTTGATTACGAATACAAGGAGCATTTCGACAAAGTCGCGGCAAGTGCAAAGGCGACCCACGATGTGGAAGTCGCGTTCATTATTGCCACAGCCGATGTGCTGCGCAAGCGGCACGAGGAGATGTCGAAGGCGAACGATAAGGTCGTTGAAGAGAGCATACGGGCGCAGCGCAAGATCCTGGTCGAAAACGAAACGCTGGTGCCGGACGCGACTTTCGCAGGACGCAAGCGGGCGCAGGAAGCCGAGTATCAGGACGAAGTACAGCAGATCCGCGAAGCCTTTAAACTGCGCGAGCAACTGGCGACTGAAGAGTCGGACAAACTGCGCGCCGCGGCCACAAAAGCACCGGTAAAACAGTTCGGAAGCGAAGAGGCGCGGAAAATTGCGATTGCGAAATTAGACCAGGATGCAACTGACGCGCTGGCGAATCTGGAGACGCTCAGAGAGCAGGAAATCTACGAATTAAAGCTCAAGCACATCCACGCAGAATACGAATTGCAGGAGGAGTTGGGCAAGCAGACCCGCGAGCGCGCGCTCGAGGACCAGATGGACTACCTGCAAAAGTCCACGGACCTGCGCATTCAGTACGCGCGCGCCGAAGTGGCGCAGACACTACCCGCACGCCTGAAGCAGATCGACACCGTGCGCGACCTGGAAATGCAGGGCACTGAGCAGGCGCGGCAGCTTCGGATCGGCGCCGTGGAAGCGGAACTGAAAGATTACACCGAAAAGCACGCCAATTTTCAGCAGGGAGTCACGGAAGCCCAGCGTGCTGCCGCGCATGAAGAAGTGATGATCAACCGCGATGCGCAGGCGCAGATCCAGAGCGAGCGGCTGGAAGCCTGGAAGTCCACCAACGACGCCATCATCGAGGAGCAGCGCAAGGTCTACGATAGCCTGCGCGGCGCCTTCGACAAGATTTGGGATGCGCTAACGACCCGCGGTAAGAGCGTATGGGTAGCGCTCGGCGAAGCGGCCAAGAGCGCCATCCTGGGCGCAATGAAGGATCTTTTCAGCTCGCGCATCTCAGCTACGCTGACCCAGGCTTTCACCGGCCGCGGCGTGAGCTTCACCGGCGGTCCGCGCGGATTGCTCGGCAATGCACCTGTATTCCAGGGCGCCGGTGCACCGCCGGCGCTCGGCGCGTTGGTTGCGCCGTTGAGCGGCGCCAGTCAGGGATTAGGTGCAGCAGCGGTCGCGTTGGGTAATGCCGGGACTGTGTTGGCTGCAGCAGGGCAGATGCTCATGCAGGTTGCCGGCGCCCAGGCGGCCGGCGGCGGTGCGCCGGGTCTGGCTGCGTCGATTCAGACCGCGCAGCGCTCCGCAGGCGCGGCCGTCGCTTCCATGCCGTCAGGATCGAGCATCGCGGGCATCGTTAGCAGCGGTGGTGGAGTTGCCGGCGGTGGCGCCACGGCCGCCGCGACGATCGCGGGCCTGCCGGCGCCGCCGATTATTTCGTCTGTCGGCGCAATGCCGGCCGTGGGCGCGACCACCATACCGGGCACATCGCTGCCGTTTCCGAGTACATCGGGTGCGTATTCATTGCCGCCGTACGCTTCGCCGTCGATGATTGGCCAATTGGGTACATTTCTCAAGTCGCCTGCGGGCGGCACCATGCTGGCTACGCTGGGCGCTTCCGTGCTGATGAGCGGCTTGCAGCGGAAAACGGCCGGCGGTGCCGCGCAGTCTGCAATCGGCGGCGCACTCACCGGCGTTGGACTCGCAGCGATGTTTCCATCCGTGCTCGGCCTGAGTGCGGCTGGCGGCGGATTACTGGGCGCCGGTGCCGGACTCTGGGCGGCTGGTCTGATGCGCGGCGGTAAAGTCGGTCTTGGGTTGGATGTCGCCGGCGGCGCGATGACGGGCGCTGTGATCGGCACTGCCTTTCTGCCGGGAATCGGCACGGCTGCGGGTGCGCTCATAGGTGCCGGCATAGGCGGTATCTCCGGATTGATCCGGATGGCGATACCGGGTTTCACTCAGCAGGTTCGCGATGCGCTCAAGCGGGCTTACGGCGTGGACATCAGCAACCAGGGCGTGCTGAAGCAGATCGCCGACATCATCAAATCCAAGTACGGCGGCTCGATTTCGCTCGGCATTTATTCGCCCGAAGTCCAGGAAATGCTGCGGCTCTATCGCCTGAGCCAGGGATTGGGCGCCGGCGGCGCGGGCCTGCCGCGGCCGGAATATTCCGCGACGTTCGCGCAATCGCAAGCCGGCGGGCTGCAGTTGCAGCCGGTCTATTCAGGCGGCCAGGTGGTGTCGAATCCGTATGTGGGAGTGACTACCGGGCAGTATCAGCAGGCGTTGAGCGGCATCAACGGCGGCGTCTATGCGCAGTTGTCGCCGCAGCAGGCAGTGGACCTATTTACGGGCCGCGTGATCTCGGTGGTGTCGAGCAATCCCGGCGTGGTCGCATCAGCGAACACGGCGGCAGCGGCTAGCGGGTCGTCGCGGACGTCTCAATCGGCGGCTTTGCTGGAGCCTTTGACGGTGACGCGATGAGGTCACTCCATCGAGCAGCCGAGCACCCGGTAATATTCTCCGTCGCTCCAGACCCGGCATGCATAGTGCGTCCGAATCATGGCTCCGAAGGAGTTTCGCGAATCAACATAGGAAGCGAATTGGTAGGTACTGTCCGCAACCGCCGTGACTTCCGGGAATCTCCATGGAAAGCTCGCGGTGGACGGGGATTTGAGTCTTTCCTTTATGTATGCATGCGCGCCGCTGATTGCCATCGCTCTCCGGTCATTTTCTGTGCGCTCTTCATGTCTCGGTACGGCAGATGTAGCCGCCACGGACATAAAGAACAAGATCGCAAGGCAGCCTACTACGCTCCAAGTTACTACCCTGGCAACTCTGAAATTATTTGGCTCTTCCAATGGCGGCAATTCCCGGCTGGGCAGCCGTCGCGGCGCCTCGATAGTGTACTTCATGCTTCCAGCCTAGCCGGGCATCAAGAGGTGAAATCAAGGCCGTTTCACCCCTATCTAGAGTTGACAAATGCCGAATAACCTGCAGCCAGCGGCGCCCACGGATGTGCTGCCTGCCGGCCTTTGTTCCGCATTTCAGGAGCAGTTGCGCATCGAGGGCTTCTACAACGCCTACGTGGATGGCGCGAGCGACCGCTATGCGCTGCAGCTTAACCCGCGCAAGTTCTTCCGCATGACGCGCCGGCTGCGGGCTACCGCGGACTATCAGACGTTGTGGTCTTTTTATTCCGCGCACCTGATTCAGCCGTTCTATTTCTACCACGGTCCCGAGACGACGCCGCCGTGGACGAGCGACCCGAGCGGTGCAGCCACGCCCGGGCGGTATACGGTGGTCTTCGACGGCTCCTGGTCCGACGCCATCAACCTGGGTAGATCTGAAGCCAGTTTCGGGCTGCGCGAGGTGGCATGAGCGATACGCTGGGCGGTATCGCCGTGCCGGATCCGCCCGTCATTGCGGCCTTTCCTTTCGCCGGCGAGTACGGCTCCGGTTACGATTTCACGCCGCCGGTCGCCACCCACGTCTTTAATCAACCTGGGTTGAAAACAGAACAACGTTATTTGTTGGGCTCTGGCGCCCGGCGCTTCCGCGTCACGCGCACGCGCGGCCTGGCCTGCGACGAGTACGAGAATCTGCAGTCGCACTGGAAGCAGGCGCAGGGCTCGTATGCGCAATTTCCATACACCTACACCACGCCCGGCGGCGTGATCACGGTTACCTGCCGCTACGAAAATCCCATGGTGTCGTTTGACCACCTGGTCGGCATGTTGTGCAGCGATCCAGGCATCACGCTGCTCGAGATTCCAGGCACTTCGCCGGTCTACACGTCGGTCAAGACCCTCGAGCGTTTCCCCGATTCCACGCTGACCGCGGCGCTCGAGCAGCAGGTGCAGCAGATTATTCCGCTGGTGACCATCACGCCGCGGCCGGTGCCGGCCGGTCCGTCGAAACTGGTGCAGTTCCCGCGCACGGCGCCGGTGCCGATCTACGTGAGCAACCAGCGGTGCAAGGTCGATGGCATCACGTTTCTGCCGCGGTTGCTCGACTGGACCGGCATTTCGCAGACGTTGAGCGAAGCTTCCGATGCGAGCACATTCACCTTCGGCAATGCCGACGATGTCTGGACACAACTCGGCAATGCGGTCAACCTGTATCGCGCCGTGGTGCAGTTGCAGTTGTATCACGTGCAGAGTCAGATTCTGGTGAATTTCTGGTCGGGCTACGCGCGGCCGTGGAACCTGACCAGCGACGGCAAGTTTGTCCTGCCTGCGAGTGACGGCGTATTCGAGCTTTCGCTGGCGTATCCCACGCGCGTGGTTAGCCGCACCTGCTGGAAGGTGTACAAAGGCCGCTATTGCCCGTCCACGTCCACGCTGCCCGATTGTCCCAAGTCCTACGATGCCTGCGTCGAACGTGGCGTGCAGCAATCCTTCGGCGGCATCGTGGCCAATCCGGTTGCCGTGCATGTCAAGGATAACTCGACCGGCACGCTGGGCTGGGGCAAATCCATGCTCACGTCCGTGTCCATCGCCAACGATTCCATCTACCAGCGCGTGGTGCAGGAGGTCTACACGGACGAGTCGATGACGGTGGATTGCGACGTGGCCGCAGGCCGCGACGAGAGCGATTTCTACTCTGCGCTGGGCATTGTGAGCGAAGGACCGATCGGCACCTACGCGGGGAATCTGCTGCTGCATACGCTCGATGGTGCGCCGCCCCACGACCTGTATCACTATGGCGGCTGGCGCGGCATCATCGGCAACGATCCGGCTGATACGCTCGACTTCTTCGACTTGGACCAGGCGCCGTGGAATACTGTGCCGCCGGGCGCCGGCTACGCCGCAGGCCTTGCCTTCGCTGAAATCCGCCGGACAGATGCAGCCGGCTTGCAGCTGGCGCCGGTCACCGACCGCAAGATGCAGGTCACCGTGGACGCCGGCGTCAGCGGCTGGTACTGGTCCGCGCCCGGCATGCGGTCGTGGCGCCCGGGCCTGAGCAACTGCGTCTGGGTTGCCATCAACGTGTACCTGCGTGCGCTGGGGCTCAAGGTGCAGCCGTCGAATGCAACCGATATACCGCCTGACGTGATGGAGCAGTACTTCGACGTGAATGCCGCTATCGCGGCCGCCAACATCTGCGACCTGGTGGTGGACAAGTTGGTCGGTACTGGCCAGGAAGCGCAGTTTCCGTTCCGCGGCATTCTCAAAGAACAGAAGCCGCTCAAGGATTGGCTGCAGGAAATTTTGAATTGCTGTTTGGGTTACTACACCTTTGTGAATGGCAAACTCTGGATCGGCATTCGCGAAAACTCGAGCGTGCTCGCGGGCAATTCCTTCACCGACGCGACGATACTCTACCAGAGCCTGCAGGCTACGCCCTTGGCGCCGCAATTCAACTGGCTGACGGTGGAGTTCGGCGACGAGGAATTTCTCTGGGCGCTGAACAACGTCGGCATCTACGATATCGACGCGGCCACGTTCGCCGGCAACGGCGATTCGCCGCAATACACGCAGAATACGATGACGCTGGTCGGCGTCTCGAACAAGAGCCAGGCCGCGCGCATCGCCACCACGCGCCTGCGCGAGGAGATCGGCGGCGTCGGCCCCGACGAGCAGCGCAACGCGCGCAACCTGCAATTCAAGACCACGCTGCTCGCGATGCAGACGCAGGCTGGCGACATCATCAGCCTGAATTCGCCACGCCTTCCCGGCGGCCGCTGCGAAGCCCGGGTGCAGAAGTGGCAGCTAAACCCGGATTTCTCGATCGACATCACTGCCAGCGCGACCACGGATTCGATGTACGACCTGACCATGGGACCGAAACCTGACGATGCGCCGGTCGAGGCAGTGCCGCCGGAACTGCTGCAGCCGCCGCAGGGACTGGTCTGGATGGCCAACCATGTCGCGCCGCTGGCCGCGGACCCAATGTGGCCAGACACCAAAGAGAGAACGTTTGACCTCTGGCAGGATTATTCGATTCAGCGGGACGGCGTCTGGAGCCCGGCATTATTCGTCGCCGGCGATATGGTGGTGAACCGCTTCACCCAACCCGTGCAGCCGCGCATCACCGGCGTGAAGCTCATCTCAGGCGGCAATATCAACGGACCGCTGACCGTCTACGTTTCCATCACCCAGCATGACGCCAGCGGGCTCTACAGCTATCCGAGCAACCTGGTCGCGCTCTGGGTGCCGTCCGGCACGACCGGGCAGGGCGTGCAGGTGGACATGATTCCGGCGCCGTCCGGCAACTGGACCGGCTGGGACATCTGGGCGGGCACGGATCGCAGATCGATCGGCCTGCAGGATAGTTTCGAGCAAGCGTTGCCGGCCACGTACGGCATGCCGGGCTTCCGCGGCGATGTGTCGCACATGACGCAGGCGGTGCCGGAAGCGGCTATTCGCAAGGTGCGCATCGCGGCGAAGCGGGTGTGGGCGTCCGGCATTGCGCCCTGCATCGCCACTGACGTGAATGCGCCGGACCAGATTGTATGCGCAGATTTTATCGGTACGTCCGACAACTGGGTCGGGCGTTATCTCTCGACCATCGGCGATTTGAGCGATGGCTCGGCGCCGCTGTGGAATTTCCAGATCACCGGCTTCGACAGTGCGACCGGCACGTTCACCGTGTTTCCGCAGGCCGTGCTCGACCCGCCGTCAGACGATTCGGTGCAGCCGGGCGACGTGCTCGTAATGCGCTCGTTCGCTACCGCGGCCGGTCCTGACTGGGTCGAAGACGCGATGTGGAACAACTCCGTGTTCCAGAATTTATACGGCAACGCCGGCTGGGCCAACGACCAACTGGTGGGACTGGTGTGCCGCGTCCTGCGCGGTCCCGGGCAAGGCCAGATCCGTCGCATCTCGAGCAACACGGCCACGCGCATCTACGTGGATCCGCCATGGGACGTCCAGTTGGGCACGGTATATCCGGACCGGAGCGTGATCATCATCGAGAATCCCGATTTCGACTACTTCTCCGAGACGAGCGACATCGACGCGCCGCGTTCAGGCAAACCGATCCAGATTCGCATGGGAGTGGACAATCTCGCCGACCTGGTCGCGCTGGTGGTTGGCTATGCCGTGGACGATCAGGGAAACATCACGGACGAGGAGCTTGCCTGCTATCGCGAGATTTACATTTTCGGCGAACCGCCGGCGGTGCGCGTGGTAGGTCCCGGCGCCGGACCGTGGCAGGCGCTGGTCACGGACCAGACGCTGCGCGCGGATACTTCCGCCAATGACATCACGATTCAGTTGCTGCCGCTGGCCAATTATCAGGGACGGCAGATGTACGTGGTCAACGACGGCACCCACAACGTGATCGTGCAGACGGTCACGGATGAAACGTTCTGGGACGGCAGCGCTACGATCACCGGCGCTCCCGGTGAGACGCTGACGATAACGGCGGGCTGAATATGGCGGCAGGCACCTGGATTTACGAGCGAGGCAGCAAAACCGGCAGCGGCGGCGGCGGTGGTCCGGCCGTCATTCCCGACGCGCCCAACGTACACATCGACAGTGCTACGGCGGTGGAAATTTCAGACGGGTCTTTCAAGATCGACGTGGTCTGGCACAAGGATGCCAGCGCGACGGCGACGAACTTTCGCGGCGCGGCGGTGTACCTGGAAGATCCCGACATCAGTTCGCTCGCGCAGTCGGCGCTCGACGGCAGCCAGGTGGTAGGCGATGGCACCACACCGGTTTCCCAGGTTTCCGGCACGTGGCAACCGGTGCGCGAAGACGACACCATCACTTCGCCGGCCGTGGTCACCGTGCCCGGCGAAGATCAGGCCCGCAGCGTCCGAATCTATCTGGCCGCGTTCGGCCAGAGCGCGAACCAACACCTGGTGCGCGCCAACGATACCAGCGGTGCGACTGTAACGCCGAACATCGTGGTCGCGATCCCGGCCCAAGCACCGCTCTACGCTTCTGGTGAAGAGT